GCACTACGCTTTGTTTGGCCCTCGCTCGGATAACGCAGCAGAGCTAACTTTCATTCTGGGCCCAACACCCGATGCGGCGTACAGTTCTGAACTGCACTACTATTTTTATCCGCCAAGCATCTCTGTAGCACCCTTCACTTCATGGCTGGGCGATAACTTTGACACGGTGCTGTTGTACGGTTCCTTGGTTGAGGCTTACACCTACATGAAGGGTGAGCAAGACATGATGGCGCTGTACAACGGTAAGTACCAAGAAGCAATTGCGCTGGCTAAACGTCTTGGCGACGGGCTCGAGCGCGGTGATGCGTACCGTGATGGACAAACTAAACTGCGGATAACAACGTGAGCATTGTCCAAACCCAAACGACGTCGTTTAAAGTGGAGCTTTATAAAGGCGTACACGACTTGACTACGGACGTCATCAAGATCGCCCTGTACACAGCCTCCGCTAATTTAGACGAGACAACAACGATTTACTCCGCTACAAATGAAGTAGCCAACACGGGCACTTACGTCGCTGGTGGAGCAACACTAACGCCTATCACGGTTTCGTCTTCTGGGTACACAGCCTTTGTGGGCTTCCCAAACATCTCGTGGACGGGGGCTATCACAGCCCGATGCGCTTTGATCTATAACTCCAGTCAGGGTAACAAGTCCGTTGCTGTTTTAGACTTTGGATCTGACAAGACATCCACCGTTACATTTACCATCACCATGCCAGCCAACACCGCTACGGCGGCTCTTATTAGGAGTTCAAATTGATTACCACAACCAGAGGTGAAATGGACGAATCATTGCTTGAAAAGCATGAAGGGATCATTGATAATGAGAACGAGACAACCACATGGGTGGAATATTGGTTAGAGGGTGAGTTGGTTCACCGTTCTGCTCATGTGCAGTTAAAACGTGCCGTCGTAAGTTATGGCGAAACCGCTGAATTTTAAGGAAATATCATGGCAAACACACAAGCAATGACCACTTCATTTAAGGTGGACTTATTTAACGCAGTTCATGCGTTTAACGGCACGGGCGTCCCTGCTCATACATTGGCAACTGCTGATGTGTTTAAAGCGGCTTTGTTCACTGCGGCAAGCACTTTAAATGCCACAACAGCGTCTTACACGGGCGCAGTAACAGAGGTGTCTGGTACGGGTTATACCGCTGGCGGTGTGACTGTGACGTTTGGTACAGTGCCAAGCAGTTCTGGAACCACATCGTTTTTGACACCTTCAGCAAGCATTGTGTATTCCACAGTCACTTTGTCTACATCGTTTGATGCAATGCTGTTGTACAACGACACAAACACAACCAAAAAGTCTGTGGCTGTTTACACGTTTTCGCCTCAAACCGTTGCTGCTGGTACGTTTACGTTGACCATGCCAACTAACGACGCAACAACTGGACTGCTGCGAATCGCGTAATTGGTAAGTCATGTCTACAGCATGGGGTGCAGACGCTTGGGGTGACAATACTTGGGGCGGTAGTCAAACTGCGCTCACAGGTGTTGCAGCCACGGGCGCTGTTGGAACGGTTACAGGCAGTACTGGGGCACAGCTTTCTGGAGTCAGTGCAACAGGCGCAGTAGGTTTTTTTAGCTTAGAGGTGTCGTTATCTGGTGTAGCGGCAACAGGAGGTACTGGGGTAGTTGGTATTGCAGGTTTGCTGGAGCTTACAGGCGTAGGCGCGGCGGGGGCTGTTGGAACACTGACCTCATCCTCTATATCAACACTGGCGCTAACGGGTGTTTTTGCAACAGGCGACGTTGGGATTGTTATACCCGGTGCTAACGTTGCTCTTACGGGTGTAAACGCTACAGGATTTGTTGGGTTACTGGATGTTGGGCAATCTTTGCTGGGCGTACAGGGCACGGGCGCAGCAGGTAGTGTTGGGGTAGGTCTACAACTTTCAGGCGTGTCCGGTACAGGTTTGGTTGGTACAAGTGGGCCTACGTACATCAGTGCGCTAAGCGGGGTGAGTGCTTCTGGTTTTGTAGGATCTTTCGGAGTGGGGAGATCACTATCGGGCGTGTCAGCAACCGGATCGGTTGGCTCAATTTCACAAGCATTTGCTTGGAGTGTGATAGATAATACGCAAACAGCGACTTGGACTGCTGTTTCAACGAACTAGGAGTTAAAAATGCCATCAACATGGTCAGCACTTAAAATAGAATTGCTTGAAACAGGGGCAAACTCAGGTACGTGGGGCACGGCTACCAACGTTAACCTTGGCGATGCAGTCTTGGGAGAGGTTATTACGGGTTCAGCTACCGTAAATTTTTCATCCGCCGCAGATGTAACGATTACCTTAACAGACTCTGCAACCACCCAGTCAGCCAGAAACTTACGTTTAAACATCACAGAAAGTGGTGCAGGTGTGGGTTATGCGGGTAATTTGATACTGGGTTCTAACTGCCAGATTGAAAAATTTTACCTAATCAGAAACAACGGTACAGGTGTAAAGACCATTAAAAACACCACCGGTACAGGTGTGGCGGTTGCAGCGGGTAAGGCAACATTGGTTTACAACGATGGCACAAACGTTGTAGATGTTCTGAACTCTTTTAGTAGCGCTATCTTGGGAGCAGAAAACGCGGGCAGTATCATCCCGTTCTACTTTGCCAACCAAGCAGCTTTCCCTTCCGCCTCAACGTATCACGGCGCAATAGCCCACTCACACGCAGACGGGGCAATGTATTTTGCTCACAGTAGTGCTTGGGTCAGGATGCTTGATACTGGCGGGCCATTAGGTACGCCCTCTAGCGGTACGTTGACCAACGCCACAGGTCTGCCATTAACCACGGGTGTTACTGGTACTTTGCCGGTGGGAAATGGCGGTACAGGCGCAGCAACCCTTACAGTCAACAACGTGATTCTCGGCAACGGCACATCTGCTGTGCAAGTAGTAGCGCCAAGCACCAGCGGTAACGTGCTGACATCAAACGGCACAACTTGGCAATCAACCGCACCTGCGGCTTCTGGCGCTACCAAGGGTCAGGCAATCGCTTTTTCAATCGTATTCGGTCTGTAAGGAACCATCATGGCAAATCCCAATATAGTTAACGTAACGTCCATTCTTGGCACGACAACCTACTACACCCCCACTGGTACAGCGGCGGTTGTTCTGCTGCCCAACGCAGCGGCGTCTGGCACGGTGTTCAAGATTAACCAGATTGTTGCTGCCAACGTACTTGGTTCTGCGGCAGTGGACACCACGGTGTCTATCTACAGCAACGGCGCTGTGGCTCAAGGCTCCGCGCCTTCGGGCGGTACGGCTTACCCAATCGTGTCCACAGTGTCTGTCCCTGCTGATGCTTCGTTGATCGTGACTGACAAAACCACGGCGATATATCTGATGGAAGGCACATCAATCACGATTACGTCTGGTACAGCCAGTGGCATCACATACAGTATCTCCTACGAAGTCATAACGTAAACGGGGAAGCAGATGTCTAATCGCTACAAGGGCGCGGTCATTTCCGCAACGCCGCCGACAACTTCGGGTGGGCCATCAGGCACTGCGTCTGGCGCGTGGACATTGGAGCAACAGATGCAGTTGCAGGCGGCTAGTCTGTGGCCCAGCCAACCCCCACCACCCTTTATTGAGGATGTGTTTTCTTGTTTTTTGTATACGGGTACAGGCGCTACACAGACCATCACCAATAACATTGACTTATCTACCAAGGGTGGGTTGGTTTGGTTGAAAGCTAGAGGACTTAATGAAGGAACATATCCTCAAGACCACTCACTGATCGATACTGTTCGTGGGCCAACAGTTGCTTTAGCAAGCAATCTGACCACTGGTAATTTATCTCAAGAATACGCTTTAGGTACAAGTGGAACTTTTAATTCCAACGGTTTTACTATAGCGTCAACAAATCCACAGGTAAACGGCAGTGCAATGACTGTCGGATACGTCTCATGGACATTCCGCGAACAGCCTAAGTTCTTTGATGTTGTGACGTATACGGGGACGGGTTCTAACACAACAATTGCCCACAGCCTTGGCTCAGTGCCGGGAAGCATAATCGTCAAGCGCACAGACACCACAGCGGCTTGGGCTGTTTATCACAGAAGTTTAGCCAAT